GTTAGCTCAGTTGGTAGAGCGGTCGGGTTATGACCGGCGTGTCACAGGTTCGAATCCTGTACTCCTAATATCAGCCAAGTCAGCACAAGCTGGCTTTTTATTTTACCTTGGAAGGAGGTGAGTCGATGAACATTGTGGATCCAATTAGGGATAAAGATGACATCCAAGCCATGAAGGAATATCTGCGAGAATGGAATGAGCGGAACTATTTGCTCTTTTTATTTGGCATTAATTCCGGATTGCGAGTGGGCGACATTCTTCGAATACGAGTAAAGGATGTGCAAGGTTGGTATATCAAAATAAAAGAGCAGAAGACTGGCAAAAGGAAACAGCTCAAGATGACAAAGACTCTGAAAAAAGAAGTCAGAGATTACATAAAAGATATGCCACTGCATCATTACCTGTTTCAAAGCCGCATCGGGAAAAACAAACCACTGGACAGGCGGACAGTCGATTGGATATTGAAGACCGCAGCTATCGAGTGTGGGATTGAGAACATCGGCACCCATTCGATGAGAAAAACATTTGGCTATCACTACTATAAGAAGACTAAAGACGTGGCAATGCTCATGGATCTATTTAATCATTCATCTCCTGCGATCACGCTGAGATATATCGGGATTAGACAAGATCAACGAGATAAAGCCATGTCTAATTTTGATTTATAGTTATCAATTAGACACAACGAGTAAAATGCTAATTAGTTTTATTAATTACCTGTCATTCATTTATTTTACTGGCTTTTTAATGCTGGGGCGAATCAGACAGAATATAAGATATGTCTAATTCAAGAGAGAAAAACAACATAGTTTTCAGAAATAATATAATGAATTTCAGAAATAGATAATTGAAAGTATGAAATGTTACAGAGGATTTAAGAATTGAAAGTAGATGTTTCGACAAGAGAAAGTCGTAGAGAGTTTTATCTTTCGAGATCATGGAGACAATTAAGACTCGAAGCAATGAGTCGAGACCACTTTGAATGTGTCTGGTGTCGAGATGAGGGGAAGGTAACGACAGATAATCTTGAAGTCGATCACATTAAGGAGCTAGAATATTATCCAGAGTTTGCTCTAGATATTAACAATCTTCGTACTCTGTGCAAGGAGTGCCATAATAAGCGACATCATCGCTTTCAATTTCGCAAATCATCCAAATTGCAAAATAAAAATTTTCGTTCTGACGAATGGTGGGGATGAAAATTTAAAATTTTGAAAAATTCAAAGAACCCCCCGGTCGAAAAAATCGAAAAAAATCGGTCTCTGGGAACCGGTGGGAGGGGTCGATTGTCCAAATGCAAAGCACTATTTTTTAAGGGGGAGGGGGCTCATGGAAGAATACTCAGAAAAAAATATAAAAGAATTGGAAAACCAGTTACTTTCCAAAATCGGTAATTTCAGCACACGAAAGAAAGATGCGATTCAGTACGAGAAAGTTCATCGCTATCTCTATCTGGTCCGTTTACTGTATGAGTTGAAAGAACGACTCAAACAAGATGGATTAGTCATCACTGTCCATAACGGTCAGCAAAGATTTCAAAAAGCGAACTCGTTAATCAAAGAAATCAATACAACCAGCAATCAGCTACTAGCGATTGAGCGATCATTTGACTTTGAGGTTGAAAATTCACCAGTCGAGAAGAAACCACCATCGGATGGAAGTGATCTGTTGTGATTTCTCATCCTCTGATTGATGAATACATCGAACTTGCCAAATCAGGAAAAATCAAAGTCAACAAAGAACGCTCACTCTTATTCAAAATCATCAAAGAAAAAATCTATCCGAGGGATGATTTATATTTTGACAATGATTTGATTGAGAAATATATCCAGTTCACCGAGAAGAATTTCTTTCCACTGGCTAAGTATCAAAAGTTCATCACGCCATTTATCTTTCTTTTTCGGAAAGAAGATGGCGAACCTCAATTTGATGAAATATTGCTGACCCTTGCTCGTGGGGGAGGAAAGAATGGTTTTATGTCCAGCCGGGACGCATTCTTCATCAGTCCTCTCTATCCTGTCAGAGATTACGATGTGACTATCACAGCTAACTCTGAGAAGCAAGGCAAGGTCTCATTTGAGGAAGTTTATGAGACTGTCCAGCGAAGAGGATTGGAAGACCATTACTATTTGACAAAGATGTCTATTACAGGTCGAGGGAATAACTCGGTCTTTTCTTATCGGACAAACAACCCGAAGACAATGGACTCGGCTCGTGATGGCTGTCTCGAATTTGATGAGATTCACCAGTTTGAGAATGACTCTGCTGTTAAAATCCAGCGGTCAGGGCTTGGTAAGATTGCCCATGCTCGCACCTTCTACAACGGTACCAACGGGCATGTCCGTGAAGGTTTTTATGACAAGCTGATTGAGAAGTCGATGAAAATCTTGAACGGTGAACTTGATGAGTTCCGCTTATTTCCGTTTATCTGCAAGTTGGATGATCCGGAAGAAGTGGACGATATGAGCAACTGGCCCAAAGCGAATCCTATGCTTGATGAAACAACTCCTTATGCCAAACGTCTATTAGCTAGAACGAAAGCTGACTATGATGATTTAGAATTGGAACCATCAGGCAGACAAGAGTTTATGACAAAACGGATGAACCTGCCAGAAGCAGACATCGAAAAAGATGTGACCACTCGTGAAAAGTTAATGGCTGCATTGAGAAGCCCTGGCATAGATTTCTCAGGAAGATCTTGTGTCGCTGGTTTCGACTACGCAAGCATCAGAGACTTTGCCAGCGTTGGTCTACTCTTTAAAAACGGTGATGAATTTATCTGGAAGCAACACAGTTTTGCTAGAAAGCAATTTTTGGATATGTTTAAAATCAAAGCTCCAATCCGTGAATGGCAGGAGCAAGGACTCTTCACTATCGTAGACGGTCCAAGTATAGATCCAAGATTACTTGTTGATAAATTGATCCAGTGGCGCAAGCTGTACAATATCGAAATTGTCTGCGCAGACGGATTTCGAATGGACTTGCTAAAACCATTGCTGGAAGAAGCTGATTTTGAATATGAATTCTTGCGAAATCCAGGAGCGATACAGTCGAAGGTAGCTCCAATCATTGAAGATGGATTTGCGAATGAAAGATTCATTTTTGAAAACGACAAATCAATGCTCTGGTATACCGATAATACCTTTGTCAAAGAAGACAAAGACGGAAACAAGAGATTTTTGAAAAAGGAACCGTTGAGACGAAAGACTGACGGCTTCCATGCCTTTATTGCTGCTCTCTACAAGAGAGAAATCATTCAGGAGAGTACTGTTGGAGACTTTCTTGATGTGATCGAAGATTGGGAATTTTAGAAAGGACAACAAAATGAACAAACGAATGAAGAAGAAACAACAACTCGAACAAAAGATCCAAGGCCTTGAATGCGAGCTTGCTGTAGTAAGCAAAGAAAACATGGAACTATTGAACAAGATTGGTTCAATCAGTGCTGAATTGAATACTTTGAGCCAGTCCGTGAAACGACATGAAGATATTTGCGGTCAAAATGTCGAACAAACAAATAAAGAGTTTGAATCAATCAAGAAGGAACTCAAACGCTCCAAAAAGTCTTTCTTTAAACGATAAAAAATATCCGGGTGGGTGGTAGGCATAAAATTTTAGAAAGGAGGAGGTGCCTTGGGATGGCTAAATTTATTCAAGCGAGAAGTTCCGGAACCAAGCTTTGAGTTTGACGAACTAGAACGGATCTTCGGAAATCTGCAACTAAAGAGCTTGTCGATTGACAAGGCTGCTGAATTTGTGGCCCGCATCTTTGCGAGATCTGAGTTCAAATTCATCGATAATGGGAAAAAGAAGGCTACTGATTGGGATTATCTGCTAAATGTAAGGCCCAATAAGAATGAATCAGCTTCTGAGTTTTGGCAAAAGGCGGTTTATCGCTTATTGACCAAAAACGAAGTACTAATTTTCTTATCGAATGACGATCAGTTATTAATTGCTGACTCGTACATCCGACAGAAATATGCTGTATTTGATGACACATTCACATCTGTAAGCTGTCAAAATTATACTTTCCAGAAACCATTCAAAATGAACGAAGTCATTTTCTTGCAATACAACAACAATCGTCTTCAAGAATATTTCACTCAACTCTTCAATGATTATGAAAAACTACACACTCGACTGGTTGAAGCACTTGCACGAAATAATCAAATTCGTGGAGTACTCAGCACTAGAACGAATGCAAGTTTTGACGAATCAAAACGAGAAAAGATGCAACGATATGCAGACGGTCTCTTTAAATCATTTACGACCAAGACAGTAGCAATTGTCCCGGCTCAAGAGGGAATGGAATACTCTGAGCTGACAAACACTACTGGTACATCAAATCTATCCGT